TCCTCATCTTCTACTTCTTCCTCTTCAGGTTCTTCTTCTGAATCAGATGGAGTAAGACCCTCTTCTTCTTCTATCTTTTTGATCTGAGCTTCGACAAAACTAGTATCTACCTTACGAGGAATAGCCATAACATAGTCTATCTCTGCTTTTTTAGCTACAGCCTCTAATACTCTACCTATTTCTGGTGTTAGCAAAAGAGCTACATCATAACTAATAAGACCACTAGCAGTCATGTTATTAACTATAGTATTAGTAATACCTTCTATCGGCAATCCTTCATCCATGCAAAATACTATTCTGTCGTAGTTATCTCCTTTAGCCAATACATCTATAAAATGTTGAAAGGCTTCAGTAGGCAAGGTTATCCTTGGTGGTTTCTGCCATTTAGCAGTACCAACTTCTTCTGTAAAAGAAGATCCTGCTATAGGCCCATCTCCTAAAAATTCATTTAACATACTCTACTACCTCCTACGTTATCGAACCCTGCTTAATAGCACCGTATTCTCCAACCTGTGTTCCTTTTTCTGGATCTAGTCTATCTGCAACTAACTTAGCTTTGGCTACCATCTGATAATAATCATACATTTCTGCACTAGCAGGAGTAGGTTTAGAACCTCTACCTGTACTAGGTTGGCTCATTCCTATAGAACTAGTTTTAAATCCACTAGCAGATAGACTTTGTTTTGCAAAATCTTCAGGAGTTGCTTTTCTGGATTTGCCTTTACTACCAAATATTTTACCTAGTGCTTTAAAGCCTAGACTTACTGCCATGCTTGTTGGATCAGCTACCATTATATTACTCCTGTATCTCCTGCTAATATATCTGAATCTATAAAGTTAAAATCTGTACCCATATCAACATCTGTATCACCACCACTAAAGAAGTCTTTAACACCGTCTACTAAGTCATCACCAAACTCCTGACCTAGACCTGATACAACATCAAATGCTAAAGCACCTACCTTACTAGAGAAAGCAGCATCTGCATTCTTACCATAAATAAACGAGGCATAAGCAACTTTCTTAGCATACTGATCATTGTCACGAGCAGTAGTTCTAGCCCAGAACTCATTATCTCTAAACTGTTGCCAACGATTGTTTAGTGCAGTCTGGCTCATGTTAAATCTATTCATGACATTCATCTGGTTAGCAGCATTCTGTAGTGCAGTATTCTGAGTATTAATCTGTCTACGCCATACAGCATTAGATTGATCTATAAGTATACTATTCTTAGTATTAAACTGCTCTCTCTGGTTCTCTAGATTAGCATTGAACTGAGCCATTGTATTTGTCTGTCCAGCATTAAACTGAGCTATAGCATTCTGTTGTTGTGCATTGAACTTACTTGTCTCATTAAACAGTCCTGCAAAGAACTGGTCATTCTGTTGCTCACTAGATGCATTAAACTGTTTGGATGAGTTAATAGCAGACTGATCATTAAACAGAGCCTGTACTCTTTGTTGAGAATTAAATACTCTGGTCTGTTGTTCATTGTTTAAGTTTTGTATATCTAGTTGTAATGTCTGTTGTGAGTTTAGCACTTCTGCTTGTTGTCTGTTATTTAAGTTAGCTTGTTGGAATGCAGCGAATGTCTGAGCATCAGCAGCAGCTATAGGTGTAGCAGCTTCCATAGCAGCATTAAGTATAGCTTCTCCTGCCATTGTAGATGCACCCATACCTCGTGCTGCTAGTCTTTGTTCAGCTAAACGTATAGATGGTGCAGCCCATGATGGTATTTCACCACCATCAAACTGAGCAGTAAGAGATGCTAACTGACCCTGTACCGTTGATTGAGTGTCAACTTGTTCTTGTTGGGCTGTTACGAAATCTCTTAGATCAGCTTGTTGTGCTGCTTGTATATTCTGTTGCTGTACCTGATCAAACATTTGAGTAGCTTGAAAGTTAGCAGGTCCAGTTTTAGGTTGAGCAGTTGCTTGTTGTACATTCTGCACTGTTTGCGTAGGTGCGAATGTGGATCTAGGGTCCAGTTGATAATTCTGTTTATTAAGCAACTCCTCTGGTTGTACTTGTTGCATTGTAGGTTTAAATATTGTACCACCTGTAGTAGGTGCAGTTCTTCCTTCAAATTTACCAAAAGTATCATAATGTTGTTGAGCAGATGTAAAATCTCCTCTTTGTATAGCTTGAGCAACATCTGGATTTGCATCCATGTAACCTTGTTGGTCTAGTGTTCCTTGTATTAATGTAGGATTAGTTGCCATCTGTGCCTGTTGGCCTTGAGCAGTTTGTTGACCATAAGCATCTACGTTACCTAGATTAGTGCCTTGGGCAGTTCTAAATGCAGTAGCTCTACTAGGATCATCAAATGCACCTTTAAATCCTATATCTCTATCTGTTTGTCTTTGTTGTAAAGTAGTTAAAGCAGATTGTAATTGATCTCTATTACCTGTAGCATTAAAATCTCTTAGTTGTTGTGCAGTAAGGTTAAAATCACCACCCATTAGATCTTGACGAATATTGCCTTGAGCATCTACATAATTAGCTAACTGAGTATTAAACTGCTCATCTCGTAATTGCTCTGGAGTTTTAGGTGGTGGAGGAGCATTAGGATCAGGTGGAGCATCTACAAATACATTTAATTTAGTAGTTGGATCGATAGCTCTTACTTTTCCTTGTGGAACTTCTGCTCCAATACCCAAATAGTTTTCTGGTACATTTATTCCTGCATTTTCCAGTTCTTGAGGAGAAGCTGTACGAAACTCACCGTCACTACCATAACTAGGATCAAATATTACATATTGTCCTGATTGTATATCTATATCACCTGCTTTTGCCATCTTATACTCCTATTAAACTGGACTTCTTGTAGGTCCAAACCCGACTTGATCTCTAGGATCTACTGCAACAGGACCAGTTGGACCCATCATACCTCCACCTTGAGGTGCAAATGATCTAAGATTTTGACCTGCAATCTGTGCTGCCTGACTTGCTTGTTGTGTTTGTGGTGCTTGTGGTGCTTGTGGTGCTACTTGACGAGCCATCATACCTTGTTGCCTTGCCATTGCCTGTTGTTCTGCCATTCTATTAGTTTGCGCTCCAACAGTTCTTAATTGATCTTCTAACTGCTCACGAGTAGTCATACCTATTTCTCTACCTTGCGCTCTCTGACCTTCAGCAGCTAATTGATATTGTCTTTGTGCGCTCTCAAAGTCACTAAGATCACCAGTTAATGTAGTTAGATCTCTACCTAATCCTTGAACACCACTTGTAATACCTGCCTGACCTTGACCTAGTGCCATCTGACCACCAAATAATGTTTGAGGTTGGTTTTCACTAGCTACACCAATAGCACCACCGATAGCTTGTTGACCTTCTCCTAGTGCCTGTTGTCCACCCATGATACCCTGTTGACCTGCTGCTAGTGCAGTCTGACCTTCACCTAATGTAGTTTGACCTTCTGCAAGAACACCTTGACCAGTACCTAGAGTTTGTTGACCAGTCATAAGATCCTGTTGTGCTGACATAAGACCTTCTGGAATTTGTTGAGCATATATTCCTGTTGCTTCTTGAGTGATATTACCTTCTTCATCTCTAAGTTCAGGAACACCTACAAACCCTTGAATACGATTATAGTCTACTTCTGGCCCTACTTGAGTAACATTAGTGGTACTACCTCCACCTCCTTGTGTAGCTCTAATTCTTGCTAAATCACTAGCAGAAAGATTCATTGTTCTAGGTTCTTCAGGAGTTTCTGGAACAACAGGTGCTAAAGCTCTACCCTCTTTCTGTCCAAATATTCTATAATGTTCTGCTCCCGATGATATAGTACCTGCTCTTACAGCTTCTGCAACATCTGGATTAGCATCTAAATAATTTTTTTCAGCTATTTGTTCGTTTAATGTAGGATTTCCAAATTGATCTGGCATATTACTTTCCTCTCTATCCTTTTACTATAATCTCTGTTGCAGATATTGCAGTTCCAGCTATTACACTAGGACTATCTGCACTTGTTCCTAACGTACCATCAGTCTGTACATAATATGTCTGACCTGCTGTTAGACCTGATTGATGTTTGTTTACTGTGCCTACTACATCTATCTCTGCAAAACTTTCTTCTATGGTAATTACATTACCCATACCATTACCGTGTACAGTACAATAATACTGACTTGGCTCTGTTGCATCTATAGGTACGACAATAGTTACGTTAGCACCTGAAGTTCCTGCTGTACCTGTAACAGTTACGCCACTAGTATATTGACTTCCTCCTGTATCTTTAAAATGAAATGGATGACCATCATTAGTACCATCAGCCTGATCAAATATGTATGTATGACCTCTTAGTAATTGTATTGGTGGATTTGCTAAACCATTTAAGTAGAATACACCAGAGGCTACTGTTACTGTATATGTTTCTGTAGCACCATGAAATGAACAGGCATTAGATAATCCTATGTAACCTTCTGATGTAGATGCTGTTAGGTTTGTTTCTGATGTGCTTATAACTACAGCAGTACCATAGTTACTATTACTACCATCTACATATGTTGCAACTACTCTATTGCTATTACTGTCAAAAACTGATCCTCTACCTATATAAGTAGTGTATGCACTATTAGAAGTATAAACAAAAGCAGTTCCAAAAGAAATAGACGTACCTGATACAGTGCCTACAATTGCTGTTCCTGCATATGAAGAACCATTATTAGCATGAACTACAAGCACTTTATTAGAACTACTATCAAAAGTAGCTGATAAATAACTAGAGGTATAACTAGTTGCAAATGTAACAGGAGTTCCGAAAGTTATATTTGTGCCAGATACTGTGCCTATGACTACTGTTCCATAATTTGTACCATCAACATTATTATCTACATAAGGAATAACTACTTTATTACTGTTGCTATCAAATGCAAGATCTCCTACTTGGTTGTTATTATTTTCAAAAACAGCAGGGGTTCCAAATGAGATAGACGTACCACTTACAGTACCTACAATAGCTGTTCCTGCATCATTAGCATCAGATGCATTACGATAAGCCGTGACTGTTTTATTAGCATTACTATCAAAAATTGTTGATGGATTAACTACTGAACCACTTAAAAATACTACAGGCGTTCCAAAACTAACACTCGTACCACTAACTGTAGCAACAACTGCTGTTCCATAACTACTATTACCAGAATCTTTATATGTTATAACTACTTTATTATTACTACTATCAAAAGCTGTTGTAACATATTCTACAGCACCAGTTTCAAAAACAGCCTCACTTCCAAAAGATATACTAGTTCCAGAAACAGTAGCGACAATTGCCGTTCCTTTATTACTATTACCACTATCAGCATACGCAATAACTACTTTATTATTACTACTATCAAATACAGAACTTACAGCATTAGTAGAAGCACTTGCAAATACAGCAGGAGTACCAAAACTTATAGAATTATCTGAAGCATCAACAGTTCCTACAATAGCAGTACCGTAATTGCTGTTTCCCCCATCTTTATAGGCAATAACAATTTTATTACTATTGCTGTCAAAAGTTACCCCAACAGCACTATCAAATGTAGTTGCACTTTCAAATACAACAGGTGTTCCTGCTGCTGATGAACTTGAAGATGTAGTTTTAGTTACTTCACTAACAGTACCAGCACTATTAACTAATACAGGCTTACCATTTGCTATTGTGCCAGTTGGAACAGCTTTGTATCTACCAGACATATCTGTTACCCTTTCACAATCAGTTTAGTTGCAGTTACCGCAGTACCAGCTACGACTGAAGGATCATCTGCTGATGTACCTAGCGTACCATCTGTCTGTACAAAATACTGTTGGGCTGGTGTTAAGCTACTCTGGTTTTCATCGATAGCACCTTTAGTATTCACCGTAACAGGTTGCCCAGTAGCTACTGTATCTTCTGCAAAGCCTATGAAGTTTTCTGATGTTATGTTTGTTGCTACAGCAGGTCTTAAAACTATTGCTTTTCCTTCTTGACTTGCACCACGATAAGTTATGACTGATCTATTTGCACTGCTATCAAACAAAGCAAAAGTATAATCAGTTCCAGCAGTTTCAAATACAGCAGCTGATCCGAAACTAATACTTGTACTACTAACAGTACCTATAATATATGTACCATAGTTAGAGTTTCCTTCATCTCGATAACTAATAATTACCTTATTAACATTACTATTAAAACTTGCAGAAGTGTAAGATACATCAGCATTTTCAAACTCTACAGGCGTTCCAAAAGTTATATCTGTACCAGATACTGTGCCTACAACTGCAAATCCATCATTACCTTCTCCTCCTGCCATGTATGAAAACACAACCTTGTTAGAGTTACTATCAAAAGTAGCACCTATATATCTAGGTTGTGCGCTAGTATGAAATGTAGCTACAGTACCCCAACTAATACTTGTGCCACTTACAGTACCTACATAAGACTGACCGTGATTACTAGCACCCCTTAACGCAGCAACAACTTTATTATTAGAACTGTCAAAAGTAATAGCAAAGTAACTATAATTTGAGCTTACGATTACAACAGCAGTTCCAAAAGAGATAGAAGTACCTGATACAGTTCCTACGATGGAGGTAAAATAATAACTGTTACCAGCATCTTTATAAATAATAACAACTTTATTTGAGTTACTATCAAATGTAACATTAATATTATAAGTACCACCAGCTTCAAACTCAGTAGCAGAACCAAAACTTATTGAGTTATCAGATGAATCTACTGTTCCAACTATCGCTTTTCCTTTAACACTGTCGCTACTGTCAGACCACACTATAACTACTTTATTGCTATTGCTATCAAATGTAGCTTTAATATCAACAGTTCCAGTACTAGCACTTACAAATACAACAGGTGTTCCAAAACTAATGCTATTATCAGAAGCATTTACTGTTCCTACAGCAACCGTACCATAGTTACTGTTACCATTATCTCTGTAAACTGCTACTACTCTATTACTATTACTATCAAAGGTAGATGAACCATATGGAGAATTTCCAGTTTCATAAACTACAGCAGTACCTAATGCTTCTGTAGTTTCACTAATTTGCGTAACAGTACCATCAGTATTCACAACTACAGGCTTACCTCCAGTAATAGCACCAGAGGCTGTTGCTTGTGTCTGCCTAGATAATTGTGGGTTATTACCAACGATACGCATAGTAATCCTTACTCAGCGTTAGGATCTACCCAATCGGAATTGTTAGTCCAACTGGTTCCATCAAAGAAGTGTTTGTTACCTGACCATCCATCAGGTGCTGTAACATCTTCGTGCATTGTTGCATTGCTATTGTTAAGATCCGCTATATAGAAATCTACTGGATTACTACCAACAGTGATCATGTCAGATCCCATAGTTACTGGTTTATCATCAGCGAATACATATTTACTTAGTTTAGTTGAGTTCTCTACTATTGTCTTAGCCATGTGTGTATTATCCTTTCACAATTATATCACTAGCACCTATTGCAGTTCCTGCGATTACTGATGGATCATCTGCGCTAGTACCCAATGTTCCATCTGTTTGTACAAAGTATTGTTGTCCTATGGTGAGTGTTTGTGAAATGTTTCTAGCAATCGCTCCAGTAATTTTTACGGTAGCTTTTTGTCCATCTGCATATGCTGCGTTGGCTATACCTATATAGTTTTCTGATGTTAGGTTTAAATCACTTCCACTAAATACAACAGCTTTACCTTTATTACTATCTCCACCATCTGCATATCCTACAACTACCTTATTACTGTTACTGTCAAATGTTATACCAGGAGTGTTTGGCGCACCATCTTCATATATAATAGCATCTGCTAAAGTAACTGAATTACCACTTACATTTCCTACTATAAATTTACCTTTTGTATCATCTTGATCTCTATAAGCGATAACTATTTGATTGCGACTAGTATCAAAAGTTGCTCTTGGATCACTAGGAGTTGATGTTTCATAATTAACAGCAGTTCCAAAGCTACCAATGCTTGTTCCGCTAACTGATCCTACAATTACTGCACCTGCTGAAGCACCATTATTAGTATGCGAGATAACTATTGTATTATCATTGCTATTAAAACGAGGTCTATTATGTTGAGATGTATATGATCCAAAAACAACAGGCGTTCCGAATGAGATACTTGTTCCACTAACCGTTCCCACGATAGCAGTACCATAGCTAGAATTACCTGCATCTCTATATGCTATAACTACTTTGTTACTGTTGCTATCAAAAGTTATTCCACAATTTCTTGAATCGGCAGCTTCAAATACAACAGCAGTACCAAAAGAAATACTATTATCTGATGAATCAACAGTGCCAACAATTGCTGTACCGTGTGCGCTGTTGCCTTGATCACTATAAGCAATTACAACTTTATTAGAATTGCTATCAAAAGTAATCTGACTTTCTTCTGGATATGCACTTTCAAAAACTACTGGAGTTCCAAAAGAGATAGATGTTCCACTGACCGTTCCTACAACAGCAGTTCCATAATTTGAGTTACTTCCATCAGCATAAGCAATTACGATTCTATTACTATTACTATCAAATGTAACATCCTCATAAAAATGATTGCCACTTTCGTAAACTACTTCTGAGCCAAAAGAAATTGATGTACCAGAAACATCACCTACAATTGCTGTACCATAATTACTATTAGCAGAGTCTGTGAAAACTATAACAACTTTATTACTATTACTATCAAAGGCAGCACTTGCTGCTCCTGTACTAGCAGTTGCAAATACAACAGGAGTTCCTGTTGATGCCGCGCTTCCGCTAATGCCACTAACAGTACCAGTAGAGTTTACAATAACTGGCCCACCATCTGTTATTGCGCCACTAGCAATAGCTCGTACTTCACCGTCTTCTGCTATGTCACCGACAAATTTCATTTTACTTCCTATGAAAGTTCTTCGTATGTAACTGTGTATGTTAAATCGTTAGCTGCACTTGCAGTAACACCAAGAGACTTATCTTCTTCTAAATATAGCCCCTGATCTTTATCTATAATAACTACGAATGAATCTGCTGGTACTGCTATAGTAGAAGCGATAACTACTGCTGTTCCTGCTAAATCGTCATTCGGATATATTGCTACAGTTACCGTAGCTGCGTTTGTACCATCTACGTTAGATATAATGAGGCTGTTTATTTTCATTACCTTACCAGATGATGCAGGATTATTTACAGCATTGACTGCTGAAGTTCCTGTTAATAATGCGGTTGCTGTCTTTGCAGTAATGGTTGCTACATTGACAATATTAGGTGCTGACATATTTTATCTCCTTTTAGCCAAATACCATTGCCATTGCAATAGCCTTACCTGTCGATGCTCTAGAATTTAATTGTGTTTGTATGTTACTTGTTACACCGTCCAAGTAATCATATTCTGTACTGGTAACACCAGTATCATATAAGTCTTTAAGATAGTTTAGTTCAGTTACAGATCCATTGTATCCATCTAGTTTATTTAGTTCTGCACCAGTTGATGTAACTGCTGTACCTGCATAGTTTAAGTTACCTGCTGCTATGTTTACTTCACCAGTTCCTTTTGGTGTAATGTCTATGTCGATGTTAGAATCATCACCCATAGCTCCAACAACTACAGATCCACCTGTTGCTGCGTTAGTTATCTCTACAGCGTTTACGGCAGAACTGGCTGTTTGTAATACTATACCTTCATTACCGTTTGCATCAGCAATAAAACCACCATCAACTATCTTAGGTGCAGTAAGTGTTTTGTTTGTAAGTGTTTTAGTGGTTGCTGCTAAATATGTATCAAATGTATCTACAGATGTTTGTCTCATTGTACCTGCATCGTTAGTGACAATACCATCACTACCTGCAACTGCTGTAGTACCTACTGAAGTATCTCCATCAGAACTTGTATTAATTTCTGTACCTGTAGCATTAACACCTTGAACATCCCTGTTAGCTTCTACATATGCTTTAATGCTTTGTTGTGTAGCTAGTTTAGTTGCACTATTACTACTAAAGTCATCTTCATCAGCTATGTCCGTAATTGTTACAGAACCGTCAGTAAGTGATCCAAAAGATATTGTACCTGTTGTTGTAATGTTAGATGAGCCATTATCTATTGCACCAAATCCAGAGCTTATACTACCACTATTTAACGCACCAGTAGAAACTAGGTTAGGCATTGCAGTTATTTCATCATCAAAGTATGCAGCTAAGTCTGTAACTGCTACTTGCTTCATGGTTCCAGCATCATTGACAACTACTCTGTCTGCATCTGCTATTGTAGTACTTGAAGCTGATGTATCACCATCCATAATATTTAATTCAGCAGCAGTAGATGTAACTCCATCAAGTATATTTAACTCAGCAGCGGTAGATGTAACACCATCGAGTATGTTTAGTTCTTCTGGTGTAGATGTAATCTGTGTTGTACTTACAGCAGCTAATACTGGAAGTGTACCTGATTGGTTAGGTAGGTTAATGGTACGATCAGCAGTAGGATCTATTATAGTAAGTGTAGTTTCATGTGCATCAGCAGTAGCACCTTCAAATACTACAGCATTCTCTGCATTCATTGTAACAGTATCTACAACTGTTTGTGTGCCTTGTACTGTAAGATTACCTGAAACAGTTAAGTTATCGCCTATGGTTACTTCAGATGTGCCATGTCCTATTGTTACAGCAGTACCAGATATGCCAGTACCGATGGATACGGACTCACTGCTGTTAGCTGTATCAACAATAAGATAAGCATCTGATCCCTGTTTAATTGTAAATGCAGTAGCTGAGTTATCTGTTACTGCTACATTAATATCTGTATCATCAGCAGAGATAGAGTCAACAGCAATATCACCTACGTTAGTTATGTTACCATCACCTACGCTAATTGCAGTAGCACTAAGAGTTCCAGCTAATGCAGTATTAGCTCCAGTAAATGTAGCAGCAGTAGTAGAACCAGATTTAATTATTAAGTTACCAGAGTTATTTGTTAATGCACCATACTGAGTACCGTCATCTTTTAGTAGTACATCAGCACCATCTGCATCAAGTATAACATCTCCTGCACTATCTAATAACATATCACCAGAAGATAATCCTATAGTTGTACCATCAATGTTAAAGTTATCTATATCAATACCAGCATCAGCAGTAATCTTACCAGTAGAAGTAAATGTTCCTCCTACGGCTGTATTACCACTAATATCTGCTGTACCATTTATATCTATTGCAGTAGCTGTAAGATCTATTTCATCTGTAGCTCCAAGAGATAGTACAGCATTACTAGAACCATGAATAAATTGTGAGGCATCATTAAACTGTATCTTATTAGTAGAATTAAGAAGTATTCCAGTATCAGGAACATGGGTAAGAGTAACATCTTGATCTTCTCCCAAATTAATTACAGAACTATCTGCAAGAAATAAATCACTAAATTCTAATGATGATGTACCTAAAGAAGCACCATCAGATGCATCAGGTAGGAATGCAGTTGATGCAGTTATGTTTGTTCCAGTAAGCGCACCAGTAACACCTAATGTACCAGCTACAGTAGCATTTACATCTACGTCAAGAGTATCTATATGTGCAGTACCATCTATAAACATATCTTTAAATTCTAGTGATGCTGTACCTAAATCTATATCATTAGTTGTTATAGGAACAATAGCACCATCTTGAATACGAACTTGTTGTGTAGCTGCACCACCTACCTCAGTATAGAACTCTAGATGATTATTACTAGTATCTACTAGCACCATATTACGTTGGTCAGCATCAGCTACTCGATCTATCGGTGGACCTTCTGCTGATGTACCATCATGTGAGTGTCCTGTTGTTTCATCAAAAGCTGATAAAACTTGGTTAAATTCTGCATTAAGTGGTGCTGCTGATACTACCTCACCGCTAACTATTTGTGCTGAAGATTGTCTGGTATATCCTGCCATTATCTGTATCCTGCGTCCTGATATGTTACTGAGAAACCTGCTATACTATAGGGAGCCTGTGTTCCTGTTGATGTTATAGCTAATGAGATCGCCCTACCCGATCCTTGTATATTAGACTCTAATACTGGACTAGAAGATCCATCATATGTAAATGTAGCATCATAAGTACTACCTGTTGTTGTATATCTAGATAATGATCCTGCTGTGGTTAAAGAGTATGTTGTAGGATCAGGTACATTTGGATCATCCCAATCATATGCAATACCTAAGTTTATAGTTGATGACCCTTCTGGTCTACTAAATAAAGTTATGTGTTGAAATATCTTTCGTTTTTCTGTTGAGTCAAAGTATAAGAAAGGGGTTGCATAAACAGCTACAACATCAGAACTGTCAAATGTACTACCAGATTCTTGTCTATATATCTCTCCATTTAAATCACCATGAAGAACAACCTCAACATCATTTATTAAACCACTAGTAGCTACAAATGCCCTTATACCTAATAACTCACCAAACTCCCAACCTACTCTTCTATCTGCAAATCTAAGTCCACCTATTATACCTGCTGTATCTGCTGCTGCTGTACTAGTAGAAGGAAAGAAGTATCTAAACTGCGATTTATTTCTAATAACAACAGATGTCATATTACCTAGATTATGTGTATTAGGTAAATCCTGTAATAGTTGCTGTACAGGTTTAGAAACAGTTTCAAGCTCAACGTCACCAATCCTAGCAGTACCCTGAATAGGACGTATACCGTCTGATGCTAGAAATAATACGTCACCACCTAACTCAATAATACTGTCAGTAGCAATACATCCAATATTGTCTGTTACTTCTGAAAGAATGTAATCTGCTTTTACTGATCCTGTTAATTTTTTTATCTTAGTTTTACCAAATATGTATAATGCATCTCTAAACTTTGCTAGTCCAGTAATATTAAATCCAACATTAATATTACCTGATCCACCACTGTTGGTAAATGCATCATCATCGTTAGGCTCACTAAATAGTAGTATGTTTGGACCTAATCCTGTCGTAGGAAATCCAGCATAGAACTGATGATTTTTAAAATCAGTAGTAAAAGAAGCACCTGTAGGATTGTAATCTCCTCCTGTTGGATGAACTGAAAATGTTGATCCACTTAACTTACTAGGACTATTAGCACCGTCACATATGATAACTGCCTCAGTACCAGTAAATGAGTTCATATTATGTCTTAGTTTATCTACACTAACAGATGATATGTTTGATACTACCGTTGTCCATCCTGTAGATGTATATTTCCATATGCTATAAAACTTACTATAGTTTGCTGTTACTGAAGACCCACCTCCACCACTAACTGTAGAAGTAGCAGCGGATGTAAAGGTAACGGTATAACTATTTGCATCAGGAACTGTAACAACTTGCATCTCTACAGAGTTAGGAGTAAGACCACCTATTGCATCACTACCAGAAAAAGTTACATAGTTTCCTACAACTAATCCATGAGCAGTATGTGCAACTGTTATTGTAGCACTTGTATTTGATACACTAAAAGGATTAGATCCTAGTGTCTGAGTTCCATTGTTTGCTGTAAATGTTACTGAACTACCTCCACCAGTAGTACTAGAACTAGCATTAGATGTAAATGCAACTGTATAGCTATTAGCATTAACTACAGAGGCAATAACCATTTCTACTGAGTTTGGTGTTATACCTCCAACAGCAGATGATCCTGCATATGTTACTCTATCTCCTACAGATAAGCCATGACTACTGTGTGTCACTGTTATTGTAGGACTTCCACTAGTAACTGCAAATGGATTAGAACCTAGAGATCCTGTATTATCTTTTAAATTTCTTCTGACTGCATATGGTACACCTTCTAGTATCCATAAACCTATTACGTTACCAGAACCAGCGACAGTACCATAGTTTGAGTCGTAGTCTGCATATCCACTAATTCTTCTATAACCACCGAATTGTGATATTTCCATATTTAACATACGAACTGCTGCTCCTGGATTAGATCCAGCAAGAGCTAAAGCATCCTCGTTTGTAAATAAACCACCACGAGATAGTACCGTTACGTCTTTTAACGCATCAGCCATTATAGATTACCATGTGGAACTGCTAGAAGTCTCCCTACTCTCGTATCTCTTACATCAGTAAATCTGTTAATTAATAATGTACGCATACGATCTATACCTTCTTCAAACTTCTGTTTGGTTATAGCTGCCTGTTGTGAGTTATCTCTAAACATATAAGTGTGATACAATGCACCGTCTATAACAACGTGTTTAAACTGATCAGGAACAGTCATAGTATCTGTAGCATTAGATAAATCAGAGGAGTAGGCAAAGTAGTTATAATTTACTGTATACGCAACATCAGGTATGGGAGTAAATCCAGCTTTATTAGATAAGGTTCTATATACATATACAGGTGTTGTATATTCTTCCGATGTTGCATTACCATCTCTTTGATAAAACCTACTTAGAAATGTATCATAGTTTATTAGTTTTAGTATTTTAGCATCAGCATTAAGACTATCGTCTTTAGCGATACGAAAGCTATCCCAGTCTGCTATTTTAAAATCAGTAGCAAGACTATACTCTGCTGTACCTGCAACTAATGTTATAGAAGCAGAATTAAAATTAAAAGGAAACTCAAATTCTTTTTGGGATATCTCTTGTAAGGAAGCATTTACTGCATCTTTAACTTGAGCGCGAAAACCAGAAGCATTTGGAAAATCAGTTGAACTTAACTCAACCTCATTTAAACGTCTTAATGTATCATTAACTAATGTTAAAAATGTTGTAGCCATATCTCGCCCAAATTAAAGAAGGGGGTAGCCCTAACTAAAGAAACTACCCCACAGTACTTTATGCTAACGCATCTCTCGTAGCGGAGGATGCTTCTGCTCCAGCTTCATTGCAATCAATGAGTGTAGCATAGACACGAATCCTTCCTGTAGAAGGTGCTGCTCCTGCTAACAAAACATCAATCGTATCAGTAGTTGATACAAATTGTGTATAGGTTGAAGCAGCTGAACCAACAACTGTGTTAGTTTGACCGTTAGTACCTGCTGCACAGAAACCTGTTGATGTTACGTCTGCACCATCAATGATGTCATCACCTGCTGCAAAGTCGATATCAGCAGTTACAGAAGAGTTAAATGCTTTCATAACTTCTGCACCAGCATTAAGTATAAGTACTCCTGCTGGTATTTCTAGAAGTTGAAAGATATCTCCATCTGCTCCTGAGTATCCTTTTGCAACCATATCATCAATGTCAAGATAAGCCTCAACATTGTACATGAAATGGTGGGTGTTTTGACTTGGAAGAATCGCAACGCTGTCTGCTCCTACGCCTGTAGTAGAGGAGCTTGTCATATCATAAGTAGCCATGATCTATTCCCCTTAACCTGCTATGTTGTAGTGAGCGCGAACAAGTGCTTCAGGACGAAGAACTTTGCGACCATACAGATGCATACCACGAACGATGTCAGCAAAGCTGTCATTGTCACGATAAGATTCAACCTTTTCAATCTGCGAAGCAGTTGCAACAGCAGAGTCATGACCAGCAACGATAGCACCATAATGGGAGCTTGAACCGTTAGTATCAATGGTAGCTGGACCTGTTCCTACTGAAGGAAGGTTGTTTGACATATAAACTCTAAAACCACGAACCATGCCAGAAATAATACGACCATTACGAAGAATGTCTTTATCACCTGAAGTAAAGTCATTGTTCAATAGTTTGGAGTTTTCGTCATTAAGTTGTTCAGCGAATACTGGATCGACAACAACCCAACGTCCATCACGGTCAACATTTTGCTGATCGAGTAAACGAGCCATACGGTTTAACACTTCCAAAGGAGTTGCTTCACCAGTAGATCCGTCTGGATGTAGAGCTATTGAGTCGGTAGCAGCACCACCAGAAACAAAGCTGTCACGAGCAATTAACATAGAAGCTAACAAACCATTGGCTGCTGCTCCTGCAATAGGATCAGTACCTGATTTATCAGCAGCTACTCTAGCAGTTCCAGCAACAGTACTAATTGTAGCTTGTTTGAAACCTGTTAAGTAACCTAATACTTCCATGTCGAACTGATCTTTCAAGCGATATCCTGCTCGATCAGTTGCCATTGACTCAAAGTTCACATGAGAGTGAGCTTCTTCAATGTCATCGATTTTAAAGGCAAAGTAGTTAGCTTTGTCGATAACAAGTGAGAAATCATCGTCTTCAAGATCTTGTGGAGTTACTTGAGTTCCACGAGCATACTCTTTGACTGTGATTTCTGGTTCTTTGATGATACGCACTGTATCACCGAAATTTGCGATTTCACCAAAGTAATCACTGTTGGTAATGTCCTCGCATATGCTAGTCTTACGGAATGCCGACTGAACCTTCTTACTGTAAATTACAGGTGAGAAGTTGCCATTCGACAGGTTTCCATAACCAGCAGCTGTTTTAAAAGCCATTAATTATCTCCTATGTTGGCTATAAATAAGTTCAGGGGCATTTATTCTTGGGTGTCCATAAGGGGCCAATGCAAAATGGTATACCTTTTACTTATGGGTAGTGAGAGTTTATTTAGTTGTCCTAATAAAAGGGGTAAATAAACTCTATTAAGTGATGACGTATTATATCATATTGAAAAATACTTGTCAAGTAAAAAATTACCTAGCAGCACCACTTTCGTCATAATCAAAGTTTCCTGAAGATATAGCTTCCTGTATTTCATCTGAGAACTTTTCCCACTGTTGTCCAGAAAGTTTTCTTACTTTAGATTCAGACCACTTTGTTTTACTATTACCAGTAGGTTCTGATGTTTTCCTACGAGTATTAACTGTTCTAGCTGCTTCTTTAGGGTTAGATTCACCTCTATCGTTAGCAGTTTCTAATTTGTATAATGTGATCGCTTTAGCAGCAGCTTCAGGATCATCATCATTTTCATAAAGAGCTTGTTGTATCATTTTGGGTTGTTTCTCAGCCCACTCATGAAATTCTGAACTAGATCTAAGCTCCTCGTAATCAGGATGTATTTTGCTTAGTTTAGTTTCAGCAGCTTCTCTATTTACCCTTTGTTCTTTTTCGGCTATATAGGATAACTTTTCCTCTATATCCTTAGTGCTTTCTCTAGCTTTCTTAGTAGCAATAGTTTCTACTACTTTAGCTACATCAGGATACTTATTAGCCCAATCTTCTATTTCTTCATCAGTTTTAGGGAGCCTTACCTGAGTCTTAGTAAGTTGAGATAGCTGATCTCTAACAGCCATAACTTCTTTTCTATGCTCATCTTCTTTCTTTTGTAGATGTCTCCTAAGATCTCCATAGCGTTTTTTAAACGTCTTTTCTTCTGGATGTTCAGGTTCGTCTTCTACCTCAGTTTCTTCTTCTGACCCTGCTCGTTGTTTTTCTAGTTCTTCTATTTCTTTTTCATCGTCTTCTATTGTATTTTTACGATATTTCATCGTAGTTGTTCGTGTTGGTTCCACAGTCATGTCTGACATTTTACTCTCCTTATTGGGGCTATTAGTAGCTTTACATTATTGTAAAGGGTAACAGGTAGCCATACAAAAATAGTATTATTTAATTTGCGTAGTCATCCGTGAGTCTTGTTATTTGTGCCTCTGTTAGACCAACTTTACCTTGTCGTTCTATAGGTTGACCTGATCGATCTCCTCTAATATAGGTAGCGTTTTGTGGTGTAGTAGCTTGACCAGTTGCATCAGTAAAGTTTCTAATTGCAGATTCTAATTCAGATCCTTCTTTTATATCATAAGAGTTATCATCATACTGTATAAAACTTTCTTCAAATTTTTTTCTCATATCTTCTTGATTACCTAAGTCTAATTCGCGTATAATGTTTTTAAAATTGTCTCCTTCTCTTTGTGTATAAAAACCTTCTGTTGGAGGAGGAGACATCATTCCATCTGTAGAACCCATAGGATTTGAAGATCCTTGACTTGAAACAAATCCTATTTCAGGTATAAAAGTATTACCTGTATTATTATCTACTGTACCACCTTGATGCATTGTTACATAACTTGGAGTTCTCATTAATCCACCTTGTGCAACAGCAGATACAGCATAGGCAGGTTTACCTTGTAAAGGATTGTTAAGTCTATTTTCTATGTACTTATCAATAAACCCTACACCAGCTACATAAGTTTTATCTTCTTTTTCTGGGCTTAGTTCTTTTTTAATTTCTTTAGATAGTTTTTTAAATTCTGTTTCATCTTGTGATGATCCTCCGAAATCTCCTACTTCATTAGGATCTGTAATACCACCATAACCTACCTCGTCAGGATCTTCAGCAGCAGTTGAGGCTGCCGCCTCCGTTGCAGCTTCAGATGGATCGTTTGGAACAAAAACTGGGATACCTTCTGGACTTAACATTTGCTCACCGTTTTCATCTAATCCTCTACCTGCTTCCTGTAGGGCTTTGATCTCATCTTCTTGTAGGTAAGCCATTAGATGAGGTACACCATTAAACTCTTGAGCTACAGGAGCATTCATCATAGGTGCTTCTGGCATTGGTTCAACTTCTTCTGGAGGCATCTCATCAGCTAACTCAGGAGGCATAGCCATTTCAGGTTCTTCAGATGGCATCTCTTCCATCATCATATCTTCCATTTGCATAGGCATACCACCTTCTTGCATAGCCATTCTAAGACTTCCGTCTGGTCCTATAACCATACCACCTTCAGCCATTACTGGTTTATTCTCTGGATTAAGTATGGGGGAACTAACTGGACTATCTTTATCAGTCATACCACCCTCTGCCATTTGAGTCATCATGGGATCTACCTTTTCTATTTGTACTGTTTCTATTATTGCTACTTTATCGTCAGATTTTTCTTTCTGATCTTCTTGAGGTTTCTGAGGTCTACCATCCTCATCTACGTCTACTATAAGTCCTTCATCCTCCATACAAGCTAGACCATGTTTAGCCTCTTGCATCATTGCTCGTATTTTATCTAGCCCAACATATCTTACGACATCTGCTGGTATTACAAATTCTCCCTCAGAGATCATTGCAGGTATATCGTCTGCTACTTCTGATGGTGTTGAACCTACTGGTGGATCGTTTTTCATGGGTGTACCGCCTTTGTTAAAATCTACTGCACCTACTTTTCTTATTTTATCTAGATGTTCTGGAAAAACCATAATCTGTTTAGATCTGTCTTTAAAACTGTCAAAAACTACAGAATCATATCCTTCTGCTTTTATCTTATCTATGTTCTTTTTTAAATCTCTTCTTTGTTTATCTGTTTTAACCACATAAGGATTTATTACATCTAAAGTAAATTCTTTTATATTTTGACCTTCATTTTTAAGAGGTATACCTTCAACATTTTTATTATTTAATACACCATCTACTTTTACTATTTCACCTTTAAAATTATGTACTGCACCTTCTTTTATTTCTTTAGGGGTAACTACTTTTTTTTCTAATAACTCTGGTAGTCTAGCTCTTTGTTCAGGAGTAAGTTTTTCTAATTGATTTATAGCTCTCATGTTTGCATATTCTTTTGCAATCTTAGGATCTATAGTAAAATAAAAACCTTCTCCTAAAAACTGATCTTGCTTACGAGCAGTACCAATATCCATTGTTTGATATTCTTTATTTGATCCGTGAAATACTCGTAACCCACCTTCTTTCGGTTGGTCTGGTAAGTCTTTCTTTACCTTATCTGGTAAGTCATCAAATATTTTTCTTAAAAAGTTTACAACATAGTTTACTGTAGATTTTTTCATGGGTACTTTCTATCTGCTGCTGCTTTAACTTCAATCTGCATATCTTTTATCTTTCTTAACATATGCAGTTTACCTTGAGCTTTCCACATCTGCACTTCACTTTCGCCTTGCTCAAACTCTCTAATTGTATCATTAATCTTACTGTCTATGTAGCTTTGAAATAGCTCATTGAAGTCGGGTTGATTGACCAGTGGGAGGAGTGACTGGGCGAGGTTGCGGTGCATTGGCGGCTCCTTGTTGTGGTGCAGGTCTACGTTGTTGTTGTCCAGCATTAGCTCCACCACCTGTTGGGAAACCTTGCTGTCCTGGTCCTGGAGCAGTACCTACACCTATATTACCTCCTCCACCTCCAGTAGGATCATTTGGATTAGCTCCTGCTGGTGGACCTTCTGGTTGCATTTGTTGTTGCATCTGTTGCATTAGTACTGCCTGACGCATTGCTTCTTCTGGATTGTTTGTAATCTTATCTACATCCAGATCCATTGTTCTGCCAATCTCCCTCATGATATATGGAAACTTGGCAAATGGGGCGAGGACAGGATTACTTGCAATTTGTAAGAATGTTATTAGACGTTGTGATCTAACTTCGTTCTTCATAAAGCTCTCTGTACCTCTAGCCCTAACTTCTAAATCACCTTTAATGTCTGAGTCAAAGTCAAACTGCATATTAAATGCAAACAGTGCTTCACCCATAGGGCGTAACATATAGTCATCAATATTTTTGATAACTGTACGAATAGAACTGGTGGCTGCTCCCATTAGCATTGAGATACCTGATGCGGTCCTACCAGTACCTTGAACACCTGTTTGCCCATACGAGTAAGACGGTAATCCAGTTGACTCATCTGCTAACACCCTAGCCTTGTCAAACAACTGCATATTCTCACTACTTACATTGGGAAACTTAGTACCAAAGATAGCCTGTCCTGGTGCGCCACCTTGTCTCCTGAAAATTTTTCCTGGATATACTGTCAAGTCTTGGCCTGGAACTAGGTTAGACTCATCTACTTCTATAAGTAAATTACCAGATAATACCGCATTATCAACAGCAAGGCGCATAAAGCCATTCATCAATGTCTGAGTATCATCCATGTTTTCTGCCAAACCAATACCAAAGAAACTATATGGGTTAATTTCGTATGGTGCAGAACAGTACGGAATACGCTTGGGTGTAAATGGATTTATTACTAGTCGTAGTATTTCATCATTACATACCCAACAGTTGATCTGTATCTCTTCTTTCTTTCTTAGTTCCTTTGGTAGTTTGATACCTGCCTCTTTAGCTATCTCAGTATCTACTGTACCCCAGAACTCTACAACTTCAAATCTTTCTACTCCACCGTAGGAATCACCACCATCAGAGTCTATACCATAGCTATCTGATTCTATGTCATCTTCCCACCACTCACGAGTATAACTCTCACCATACTCTATGGCTCGTTCTATTGCTTTCATTCTAAAGAATGGACGCTTCTTTAATGCTCTAACCTGAGATCGTGTCATACGATGACGCTCAATAACATACATAGAGTCTTCCATGTTAAGAGCATCAGGATCTGGGTAGAAGTTCCATATAGATGTATACTCTACTTTAGGTATAGTCTTAACAAGTGGCTCATAGTCACCATTATCATTCCAATTAGGATATTCTTTATTAAAAGCAAACGGACCCTTCATTATACCTGTACCAAACAGGACACATTCAAATGCAGAGAACCTAAGATGCTTGGTAGCAGCTGACTCTTCTAGTTGATCCCTAATCTTCTTCTCCATTTTCTTAGCAGCAATCATAGCTGGTTCAAATGTAATAGAAGATTGAGTTTGACCTACACCTGTCTCTAAGTTTTCTATATCTCTTAGTTTGTTTTCTAGTGGACCTAGCTTGGCTAGTAGTGTATCAGCAGTATCACCAGCATTAAAGTCTTTACCGTCACCATTAAATCCATACACTAATGGAAGATCAAGCATTTCTGGCTCTTCTTCCATACCAGCAGGTTTTTTAGGGTCGATATGGGCAGCATCAACTACACCCTCTGGTAATGTAGTAGGTTCTACACCGATTGGAAATCTATTTTGGCTAAACAATACGTCACATAGCTGACTAAACGCTGCCAGTACTTTTGTTTTAGTTACCTTAATAAAGACACGAGACTTCTCAGCATCTGTAAACTTAACATCAGGACCATAGATACCTCTATAGTTTCTATAAGATTGTAACCACCGTGTTTCATCTGTATATCGTGCAGTCTTAGCAGTTGTAAATTTTTTATCTATATAACTTATAAGATCATCGTATTCAGTAGATTGATTAGAATCTTCTAGTGCAGTATTCTCATCAGTATCTAAAAAATCATCAGCCATTTAGTATCCAAACATATTATCAGAAGGTTTCCAGCGTTGTTTGGGAACATTTTCCCATGCTGTAGTCTTATTTATTGGTCTTGACATTACCATATACCTTAGTGCGTCATATAGATGATCTTCAGATTTTGTATCTACATCCTCTGGATTACGTCTATCTAACGGTAGTGCAGGTAGCTGACTTATTAAGTTACGGCAACTATCCATTATAATTAATTTAGGTTCTTCTGTATCTTCATCTAACTGTAGACGCTTGTGCATCTCTATCTTACCTGCTACCCTAGATCCTGAAGATCTGTCAGAAGGTCTAAATCTACATCCTTCTCTATTCATAGTCTCCGCTATTGATGGACCTACGTCACCTCGCTTGGCCCAACAGGAACTGTCTAGTACAGCATCATATATCTTACCGTCTGGTTCTTCAGCATCTAGTATAGCCCATGCTAACTTGTCTGCTGTCAGCTTATTAACATATAACTCACGATAGATCCAAAGAACATCATCGTAATCAATAGCTCCCCAAAGAACAGCAGAATGAGAAGAATAACCAAAGTCGCATGATCTGATCTTAGTCCATCCACTAGGTACTTCAAATGCTTCGACCGTGTGAATATCTTTATCAAATTCTGGAAACGCTCCATCCTCGACAACATCCCAATTCCCATATAAAAACTGTTGGCGTTTGGTCTCTGGTAGTGACCCCAACATTGATACATAACTATGGTCTTGTGTCAAGTACGGATTATCCCATACTGACGCTGCAATAAACTTACGACTAATACCAGATACTATTTCTTGACCATTAGCAGTAAATCTTACTTCTTCTACAAACCTTTTACCTTGTGGTGCAGGGTCTATAAACATTTTCTTAACCCATGCAGATCCTATATTTCCTGGATTACCAGTTGCCCTCATCTGCAAAGGTATACTTGTGTCTACTGTTCTTAACGATGACCTAAGAAAATGCCATATATCTGAGTTGCCATATTGCGGAAGCTCGTCCACACCGATCCATGTATATGATTGGCCCTGATATCTAAGTGCATCTTGTAAGTTTTCACAGTATCCAAACTCTATTCTTGCTCCACTTGGAAAGTGCCAAGTGTTTTCTTGTGCCTTAAACTTAGCACCTTTAAATGCTTTAGGATATATCTGTTGTGTCTGAAAGATAACATCCCTTAACTCTGGCATAGACCTACGCAATAGTAATGCCCTATGTGCAGATTTATGTGCAAACCTTAATGGTGCTATTAATAGACTATAGGTTTTACCTCCACCTCTAGCCCCACCATAAAATACTTCTCGTTCTCCTGATGCCAGAAACTCTGTCTGTGGACCTTTATTAGGTTTAAATGCAACTTCCTGTTCTGGTGCAACTGTATCGTTAGGAAACTCAAATGTCTCTTGTTCTATATCACTAGGTTTAGCAATGGCTTTTTTAAGTCTACGTTTTGCCTGTTCTGCTTTAATGCTAGTCTGTTTAACTGTATTCTTGAGTCGGTTGACTTTCTTCTGTTGTTTATTGAGATTGGCTTCTCTTTTCTCTCTACGAGCATCAAGTTCTTCTTTTGTCCAAGCCAATTTGTGTAGTCTGGTAGCAGATAATTTCCTATTGGTTTCATTTTCTAACCACCCTGCAACCTTTCTTACTGGTTGTTGATCTTCTCTAATCTTTACTATGGCTTCTTCTAGCTTAGTCAGTACCTCTGCATCTGGGTAATAGAAAGATTTATCTTGACCTTTGTTAGCTGGATCATAACCATATGGCGTTATACCTACGGCTGGTATTGGTTTAGTCTTACTCCTCGTCTTCATCTTCGTCTTTATTTAGTGGAGGTAAGACAACTACGGCTGATGGTGTACCCTTATGCTCTATCTTTTCAGTACGGACTAATCCTACTCTGTCTAGTACTTCTTTGGATGCTGCCAGTCTTTCCCTGTTACCTAATGCACTAGGATCATCAATGACGTTAACCATAGACAGTACGGCTTTAGGTGCATTGGCTGCTAGTACATATTCGGCTCGTTCTATTATTTCTTCTTTAAGCCTTTTGATTATTCTGGCAGGATACTCTGACTTAGAATACCCTGCACTGTCCATAGCAGCCCGAAAGTTACCATTTGCATCGTTAAACAAAGCGTCTAGAAATAGACTTTCCTTTTCAGTTAGGCTAGTCTTCACTTACCCATACCTCTTCTGGTAAATCCACCATACCGCATTCCGTATGTTTTCTTAGGAGCCTTGTACATTCCACCTTTACCGAATGCTTTAGCTCTAGGCATACCACCCTTACGGAGATTTAAATCATCTTCTGGGTTACGCATACCTTCGTCAGTAGAATCTACAGTAAATTCACCAAATCGTGTTTTATATTTTCTTATGCCTTGCTCAAGAGGTTTTAATGTGCTTTTAGTTTTATTGAGTTGGCTTTCTCGCCTACGCTTTACGTCTTTGCTTTCCCCTTTAGCTTTTTTAGGTTTTTTCTTTTCAGTAGGTGCAGAACTAGGATCTTCTGTTCCTATTTCATCTTTCTTACTTTTCATAGGAGCATTCATTTCTCCTGTAGGTTTTTTGTCTTTAGGTGCTGGTTTAGTTGATTTAGTTGCAGCGTTTACTTGAGAAACTTCTAAATTTCCCTTACCTGAAACAGCTGCTGCTGCTCCAGTAAAAGCTATACCTGCAACAGCTAAAGCTAATTTTTCTTTTTCAGTAAGAGGTGATCCTGATTTTATTTTCTTTTTACCAGATGCAACTAAACTTCTCTGTCCTACTGGTACAAGAGATCTATTTGTAGGTATTGGATTATTATCTGTTTTAGTTACTGCTGTAGTTTGGTTATTTTTTGGTTTAGTTGTTTTACTTTTCTTTACTTTTTTAACTTCGTTTGCTCTTGCTGCACGATTATTTGTTTTAGGTGCTTCTGTTTTAGGTGCTTCTGTTTTAGGTGCTTCTGTTTTAGTTTTAGTTTTAGCTTTTTCTAGAGCTTCTCTACCTTTTCTTACTTGAGTTGTTTCTGAAGCTCTATCTATTGTTTTTTGTGCTTTTTGAGCTGCTTCTTCAATACCTTTTATACTTTTTATAGTTCCTTTTTTAATCCTACCTATAAGTTTAGCTTGAACTGCATCGGGTAGATCTTGAAATACTTTAAAAGCGTCATCTGTTAATTTAGAACTTCCAAATATTAGTGCTTGGGCTGACTTAAATCCTGCTCCTTTTGACATTGTTTTATTTCCTTTTAGTTTGTTATATGCTGCTTGTACACCTGCCTGTACGTTTTTTGGTAATTGTGTTATTAACTTAGGGTTTTTAGCTATTTTGTATGCTAGTCCTACACCTGTTAAACCTAAACCTATGTTAGATAGATCATCAGCAAAACTTACTATATCATATTTAGTAGGATCATCTATAGCACTTGCAAATTCTCTTTTTTTTGTTTCAGGGTTATATATACCTTTTGAGTACCCTGCTAGTTTTGCTCTTTTTAATTTATCTTTTCTGGTAGTATCCATAGACTCAAATAACTGGTTATCTGTTCTAGTAGTTAATCCCATTTCTTTAGCTTTAACACGGAGTGACTGTAGCAGTTTTGAGTTTCTAGCAAAATCAGCATCAGTAGTACTATTAATAAAGTTTTTTTCAACTTCGTTAAGTCTACTTTTCATTTGTTTTTGTCTAAGACTTAATTTAGGAGGAGCCATTATTTTCCTTTACCAATACCATTAAATAAATCAAATAAGGTACGGACTTTCTCCTTGAGGATTTCCGTATCTGAATGTAGTTTAGCTAAGATTACTATTAGTGTTATTAACCCAAATACGATGGGCCATATACTTGTCGCTACCTCTACTATTTCCATGTGTCATGTTCTTCTGGTTTTTCTCTTTGGCTGCATACGCCTATTCGCTCTTTTAGATATTACGGCTAAATTACTACGCCTATTATCTTGTGCATTACCATTCTTATGATGTACTTCCATACCTTTTGGTGGTTTTAATTTACTGTTAGCAGCATTACGAGATGCCCTACGTTTCTTCTGTTTAGGTTTAGCATGATACTCATCATACTCTTTCCTATAGTTGCGCTTTCGTTTAGCTGTAGGAGCCACTTTTTTTGCCTTTATATAATGGTCCTTTTTTAAGTACTCTTAATGTACCACCACCTTTTAATCCTCTTTTATTTATTATTTTTAAAGCGTCACGAGTTTTACCCTTATACTTTCCAGACATATCTTTACTATCTACTAGTTTTTCAACTGCATCTATAGCATCTTGTAAAGGTTCGTCAGGTCTATACTTTCTTCTTTCTGCAAGAAAAGCATCAAACATTTCGCTTTTTTTATTTTTTGTTTTACTAGTCATATTCATATCCTAATAAAAGAAAGGGGGAGGTAACTGCTTAACCTTCAACCCCTTTAAATGCAATCACTGGACCCTAGAAGGTCATACTTCTAACCACGAACCCCTCAAGATAAAGATTAAAAGTACGCAGTTTTATTAGTTTCGTATTATAACATATGTATATATCACTGTCAAGTAAAAAATGATACTAGTAATAACTTTATTCACCCTTGTCGTATTTTAGTACAGGAAACCCCTCTACTCTATCTTTCCATACTAACCACTGATATGAGTGAATGGGGCTATGTTTTCTCTCGCTACTCCAGTATGGTCTAAATTGTAGTCTGGTAGCACCTGCAAAGTGTTTATTGTTAAAGAATTTATCACGAGTAGATGCACAATCCCATTGTACACGAACTAATATAGTAGCAAACTCTATATGACCTTTCTTAACTGTATCAATAATCTGTTCTACTACATCATCTACTACCCCTTTTTTGTATGGGGGATTAGTTATTATTGATCTATACTCTCCTAGTGTCTCTTTAAATGTACCATTAACAGCAGGTTTAAGTGGTGTAGGTTCACCTACCTTAGTACAGACATCTATTGCAGGTAGAGGAAAGTCCCATGTGTTAAGAAGTGCTTTCATACAACGTCTATCTATAGTAGGATAATGATCATTCTCTCTTCTTTCATACGATGAGTGTGTAAAATAGTTATGTTGCATTGTTATTCTCCTATTTATACAGTTATATTTACATATAGTAGCAATGTGGATACAGATATATATTAAATATGTGTTTACATACAATATTATATAGTATATATTATATTATACTACATATACTCTGTATATAGTCTCGCTGATGCTCGACTAAAAAGTGATTATATCACGAATATACTGGTTTGTCAAGTGTTTTATTAGTAAGGTACAAATATTACCCTATACCCCGATTTCTTGTACTATTATTTTACTGTTTTATATCAAGGTGTTGACAAGCTATTTTCGATAATTTTGTATAACCGTATATATATAACGTATAGCCCTGCCGTGGCTACCGCGTGGCCCTACTTGACCTGATTTTAATTAATTGTATGTCAAATTAATCTCGACTTTATATAAAATTTTAGACAAATTTAGTAGGTATTCGATTAGTATTTGATTAAAACCTGACATAAAAATATTATTGGCACGAGTCTGCATAGATCCCCCTGTTATAATTTTGTGTACCTCATCTGTTCCTATTTCGTTTTAATAAAAACATAAAGAGAACAAAACGTGAACAAACCTATCAGCGTCTGCGACGCCTATCATTAGAATAGGCTGCGCCTATCATTTTATCTATCACGGTCGCTGCGCTTCCTATCCTGTGGGTGGCGGCGGGTTTATTTAGGGATTTAAGGTCGATTTTAACTGGGATTTAAGGTCGATTTTAACTGGGATTTAAGGTCGATTTTAACTTAGGATTCAAGAATGATTATTAAGGTTTTAATCTATGTATTTTTCTGATATACTTCTTATATGGATTTTCCGCCATGGATGATTCGGCCACGCCCTAGGTTCCTATATGCGCTATTAGGGTCTTCTGGTACCCAGTCCAGGTTTGCACTTCAGCTATTGCTCGTGTCAGCTGAATCTGCCCTAGGATTCTCCATCGCCCATAGACCGATTTAATACCGACCTTAAACGCGAAGAGTGCCCAAATTTTTGGGGGTTCGGGTTATATCGCGCACCACTTGGGCGTTAAATAATACTAGTAATATCTTAATTTTTAACCATCATTTGAAAGGATGAAACCATGTTAATAGATGAAACCATCGAAGTATCGTTTAACGATAAAGGAGTCCTAGTACTCAAAAAGAAAAAGCCAGAGGCCTATTTTATCCAAGGTTCTACTCATATTGATTGTTGGGGAAAGATCGAGGAGGACTCGAATTTCGAGGTAATCTGTGAAGATGAAATGGGGGACGGTATCGTCAACGATATCGATACCACGGTTTATAATACTTGGCTGAAAGTCTGTAAGTATTTAGTCGAGAATTATCGAACCGATATTGTCGAGGTAACAAGCTGTTAAATAATTTATCAATCGGGTTGGTGCAATTCCGCATCAACCCAACAATAAGAGGAATATATAATATGTGCAATTCAACTTTTACAAATGGTCAAGTATTCAAGCAATCAAACGATTGGAACAATGCAGTTAATTTTGGCCGCCATTCTTATCTGTTAAATATTCGTGACTTGGAATGCAAAATACAGTCTTACTATGTAAAGACTACTGGAACCTATGTAATTAATAACGGTTTTGGATATCTCGCAAAATCAGACAGACGAGACAGCAATATATTTTCTTGGATTGGTGATTTGTTTAACGGCAATTTCAAACAATACCGCGAGATGAAACAGCGGTTCAAGAGTGCCTCGTGTACGGTCGATGAGATGGTAGCGTATAACCGTCAATTGCGTAGAGTCTCAAATGCATATGATGAAAAGCGAAAAATAGTTATAACCAGAGAACAGGCGAAACTATTCAGCGAGACTCTTAAATTACGGTTACACAATCGAGGCCACAAGGTTCGCGGTTTTAAGGTTGCCAGTTAATCACTCAAACAATAAAGGAATTTAAATTATGACATTATCAGAACAATATAAATCATTCCCTGTAGTAATTAGAGATCTTATTGAATCTAAATTCGGTAAAGATGTGAGCCTATACTTAACAGGATCAATAATTGAATTAGCTAATCAATGGCATAGGCAGATTCTTACTGGGCAACCTATAACCAAAATAACGGGGAGGGTTGAAAAATGAGTTATCGATTGAAACCGTTTTACAATGATATTCGAG